AAGATCGCACTGATGCAAGCTGAGCATTTAGCTCCGCCAGCGAGCGCTGTGTTTCTCTCGTGGCCGCTGCTGCTTTCTTCCCGCCCTGCTCCATGGTGCGGTAGTAATCCGTTCCCATTCGGGAAGCTCGGGCGATCTCTGACTGGAAAGAAGAAGAGTTCGCCGAAATTTTGATAATCAGCTCGCGCAGCGTTGCCATATTTCACCCATAAAAAAGCCCGCAGCCGCGGGCGTCAAAGACTGGACATCCATTCTTCAAGTTCAGAGACATCAGCGTCTTCTATCTGCTCTCCCCATTTCAGCATCACATCCGGAATAGTGAATTTGCCGCCCTGAGAGTTCAGCGTTGCAACGGAGATCTGCGCCGCATGCGCATCGGCGCGCCAGTCGCCAATGGGGCTGATGCGGTCGAACTCGATCCACATTTTCAACTCGCTGGCGGTGAGGGTCTGGCGTAGCTCGTGGAGGGTGCGCCCCATCCGGAGCGCCAGCGACATCAGAAAGAAGGTCAGCGGCTGCTTTACGGCTTTCCCGCTTCTTCCTGGCTCATACCGAGGTTGAGAGCCTGTGCCAGAAGGCGGGCGTGGACCGGGCCATAAATTTTAGACACCTGTTGCTGATCATCATCGCTGAAAACGCGATCGCCGTTTTCATCCAGCAGAACGTCAATAAACAGAACCACATCAGCCTCTTTGTTACGCAGGAACTTCTCCGCCTCAGTCAGCGTGGGTGCCTCTTCGCCCTCGGCCAGTTGCGGATTAACGATTTCCCGGAATTTCACCCAGGCATCCCCGGACGGTTCGCGCAGCGTTACCTTTGCGCCATCCCATTCAGGGACCGTGATACCGTCTTTAGTGCGGTAGGCTTTCGATGCAGTAAGCGCCACGTTGCGTAATGAATTCTGTGATGTTTTTTTGCGCCATTTCATTTTTCTCTTGTTACGTGGTCGGAGGGATAAAAAAAGCGGCCGAAGCCGCTCAGGAACCAGATGCGTAAATGCGCTTAGGCTTGCCGCGAACGCGCAGCGAATAGGTGGCACCAACAACCGCAGAAGTTGCCGCAGACCAGGAGCTCTGGCGAACTTCCACCAGCACATAAAAACCGTTGCCTGACGGGAACACCACGCGCAGCGCGCGCAGTTCGTCATTATCGTAAGCGGTCTGAAGTGCCTCCTGTGCTGCTTCATCACCAACCCAGTTACGGTTGATGCTCATTTCAGCAGGCGCGGCGAGGCCGTTGGTTTGCTCCTGTTCAGTTGAGCAAAGCGTGGTGACATCGATGTCACCCTTCTGGCCACCGGTAAAGGTGATTTCCTTTGTCGCACAGGCCGCTTCCAGCCATGTAATCCCGGCACCAGGAAAAGTGGGGGATGTAAAATCCTCCGCTGTTACAGGCGCATCGGAGACGGCAACAGCCATCCCCTTTGTGACTTCATATTTACTGCTCATGATTTCTCCAGATAAAAAAAGACCGCCGGAGCGGTCTGTGACGGTGAGAGAGCCTAAACGATTACTCGAAATTCAAGCGTGGCCCGGTGATAGTGCAGCTCAGGCTCATAGCCTGGCGTCTTAACGATGTTTTCTGGTTTCAGTACCTGCAGGGCATCCAGCGCCATATTTCTGATCGTGCGTGCTTCGGTGATGGTGCGGGAATAAACATCAACCTGAACCGAAACAGCCGACTCAGCCTGACCACAAAGAACGTCAGCGACCACATCAGTGATGATCGAGAAAATTACCCACGGCGGCGATACAGAAGGATTCCCGTCACTACCGAGCGGCGCAACGTAGGGATAAACCTGGCCTCCGGCCAGCGGTGCCAGCAGAGGATAAAGATCATCTTCTGTCATTTGCTTAGTGCCTCATCAATGGCCTGGTTCATGCGTCTGAACGCGACCTCCGTCGCCTGCTCCTGGCGAACATCAAACGCAGGACGAATGAAAGGATGCGGCGGCATATTCACGGTACCCATTTCGACAAAACGCCAGTAAAAGGCGTTTCTCGGGTTATTCGCCTTCATCGAGTTATCGCTGTTGCCGGTGCGCGGATTAACACCTCGGATATGAACGCCGGAAGAAATTTCCCCGCGGCGACGGCTTTTTTGAGTTACAACCACCACGTTTTTTTTCATTTTCCCGGTGCGTACCGGCGCGCGTGCGATCACCTCTTCTTTCAGCACTTCTGCACCGGCGCGGGTGGCATCACGCAGAACCTTATTGTTCTCAGCGCGGCTCAGCGCCTCAAGGTCCTTTGCAATTTCACTCAGACCGGAAAAATCAAGGCTTGTCTCAATCATTTCTCAGCTCCCTGTTTGCATAGAATTTCGAGCAAAACGCCACGGGCATCAGGGATAGGAGGTCCAATGACATTCAAAGTAGCCTTCTTAAACGGTCCTGTTTCCACCCGTAATCTGGAAGCCGCTGTGATATCCGGGCGGAACCTAACCCAGATACGAACAGTTGCAGATGCTGTTTCGGTGCCAGATGCTAACTGCTCATGTCCACTGATGCCTTTAACTTCGGCCCAGACGGTCTTCACTTCATCCCATTTTTCAACTGGCTGACCTGTCGGGTCCCGGGCGGAAGTGAATTTCATGATAGTGATTCGATCGCGCAATCGACCTGCCTGCATTTTCGCCTCCCTTTACACAATGGTTGGCAGACGAAGATCATAGATAAGCATGGTCACGGAGAACGGGAGTTCGCCCTGCTTCAGCTTGTCTTCCTCCTCACCGCCGCGGTTGCGGTCGAGCCAGCCCAGCAGCATAAGCAGCGCTGTCTGAGTGCGCCGCAGCGGTTCGCCCTCAATGAGATCGCCATTACCGGCAACAATCCGGTCCCGGCTGCCCTGGACATAAGCAAGAATGGCGGCGCTACCGGCCTGAATTTTCAGCTTAAGATCGTCATCACCGGCATCAGCATCTATGTGCAGGTGGTCCTTTGCCTGTTCGAGAGTCACGAGCTCAATCACGTTTTATCCCTCCCGTCACGCCCGCGCTTGGTGGCAAGTGTCCAGCCTTTCGAGCCCGTTTCGCCGGGTTTATCCTGCGTCGGTTCGTCGCAGTGCCAGAGCGAACCGCCCCATGTCACCGTATCACCGGGCAGATAGTCCTGACCGGATTTGAAAACGCCCTGGTAAATCATGACCGGAACGTCAAACGATTTGGTTTCGCTGCCGCCGCTTGCGCGGTTAACCGTCAGGGTGAAACGCCGCTGATCAGAGCGCTCAATATCAACGCCCGCCACGCCATCCACCACACATTCCCAGCCGCGCATGCCGTGCGTTTTTTCATAGGCGCGCCACAGCCCGCCGTTATGGGTAGCGTAAGATCCGCGCGGATAACTTTTTCCCTCATCAATAAAGGGAAGCAGTTCCAGCGCCAGCGCGTCGCGACCGTCCTCGCCATTTCTGGCCGGTTCGGGTGCAGGCAGTGCGGCAACGGCTTCACTGACCAGTGCTTTGACATCAGGCAAAACCGGCATTGATTCCGTAACAAGCGCCTGCAGCATCGGCTGCACATCGTCTGTTGTCAGGCTCCTGCCGTCCTGTGGTACCGGGATTGCCGCTACAGCGTCATCCACTGCCGCTTTCACGGCCTGGTTCAGCATGTCAGGATCGTAATCCTTGCCATCGCGGGGTACAGGCATCGCGCTGACTGCCCGATCCACCATCTGCTGCAGCAGAGGCGCAACATCCTCTGGTGTCAGGCTTTTGCCGTCCTGCGCAGGTGGTATGGCGGCGACGGCATCACTGACCATGGAAGTGATATCCGGCAGTTGCGGCAGTTCTGGCTCAGGCAACTGAGAGACGGCGTCCTTTACCATCGCCGACAGATCCGGCGGTTCTGCGTTTTTGATATCTGCGATAAGCTCTTCGAGGTGGGTGAGTTTTACTTCGAATGCCTGGCGCTGCTCCTCGAGGCTTTTACTGAACCCTGCGCGCATGCCATCAAGAACAAGACCGAACTCCTCGCCCAGCACTTTGATGAGAGTTAATTCACGTTCATTCATTTGGTAAGCAATCCTCTGAGCATGGCTTTTGCCGCAGCCTGCTCTGTGTCAGACAACGCCTTTCCTTCATCACTGACTGGCTGCGGCGTTGCGCTCTTTTTACCGAACGGATCGTCAGAGGCATCGCGTCGAGCCAGCGCACCCAGGCTGAAATTCTGCTGCTGCAGATACAGCTCATCACCGCCTGTCACCGGCGGCAGGTTTTCACTGCGCCGCGCCTCATTCGGCGTGAGGATAGTGTTTTTGACACCTTCACCCAGCGTTTTGATACGGCGTTCGCTGTCCATGCGCAGCAGCGCGCTGACGTCAAACTCGGTACCGGCATCGTCTTCCAGTTCAAACGCCTCATCGAGAAGCAGCTCGATCGACTCAATCAGCGTCTGGAGACATTGCGAGTAATACTGCTGCTCCAGCGCCTCAATGTTGTCGTAGGAAGGAAGATCACCGACACCGGCTTTATAGGCCGGGACATGAAACGTTGAGCAGACAACTTTTTCTGACATCTGCAACTGCTCAACGACTTTCGCATCGTCAGCAGACATAGAAATGGGGTTGTATTTTGCGCCGTTGCTCAGCAGCCCCGTTTTGCCCGCGTTTTCGCCTGTATAGCCCGTGTCCCAGTTCGCTTTAAGTTTCCGGGCATT